GCTGGCGGAAGCGGCCCGGTTTTTTCTCACCGCTAACGAGTCGCGCCGGCTGCGCCGGCGGATCTCTCTCCCCTTTGGGGCAATTCGACGCCCCCCCTGGCAGGATGCCGAGCCGCCGGTGGTGACGGCGAGGGACGGCGGGCCCGGGCGGATCTCGGCGGAAGATGTGCGCCCGTGGTTCGGGCTGCCGGCGCGGCCGACGCTAGCCGCGGTGCCAGCGCATGTGCGGGCAGTGGCGCTCGCCGGTCGGGCACTGCTTGAAAGCGTGCTCGGGCTCCCAGTGGCCGAGCCTGGACAGCAGCCATGTGATCGGGTGCCTGATCGCCCAGCGCATGAGACCCATCCTGGGGGCGCGGCTGTTGGCGGGGTGCGGGAACGTGAAAGCCGCCGACCCCTCGGTGGGGGCCAGCGGCTTGGTGGGTCACTTGGCGGCGCGGCGCCGCTCGGCGTCCCGCCTGCTCTGGCAGGCCGGTGTGCGGTCGTCGGCGTGGAGGTAGGCCGGGGCGTCGTAGACGGTGGCCTGCTCGAACGGCCAGCCGGGGGTGACCTCGACGGTTACCTCGCGGCCGGGGCCGCGGGCCGGGTTGACGGTCAGCTCGTCGCCGCAGTCGCCGCAGACGATTGTGGTGTTCATCGTGATCTCCTCTCCTCGGGTGACCGGCCTCCGGTTGGTGGCGGGTCAGATCTCCGTTGGTCAGTTCGTGCGGCGCTCGTGCTGGGGGACCTTGCCGGTCCACCTGCCGAGGCGGCGCAGTGGCGGCTTGACGTTCAGGCCGCCGGGTCCGATGTGGCAGGCGGGGCAGATCGGGTTCTCGGTGCCGGTCTGCCAGGGTCCGCCGGAGCCGGGGCACATCATGTCGGTCTCCTCTCGGGGTCAGATCTCCTTGGTCCAGTAGCCGTTGGTGGCGTAGGACACGACGGCGGCGATGGCGTCGTCGCGGGTGGCGAACTTGTAGGTTCCGTATTCGGCGCCGACGGGGTCGATCAGCCAGATGTGGTTTCCGCTGATGTCGCCGATGTGGCGGCCGTCGAGGTAGATGCCCTCGGACTGCTTGCCGAACTTGCGGGTGGTGATGGTCATGGTGGTCATCTCCTGTCGCTGTTGAGTTGTGGGGACCGGCCCCCCGGAGGGGGCCGGCCGGCTGGGTCACCGTCCCCAGGTGAGGCCCTTGCTGGCCTTGTTGAGGTCGGCGACCAGGCCCCTCATGGCCTCGGCGTGGCCGGTGGCCTCGTCGATGAGGTCATCGACGGCGGCATGGGCGCCGACGGTGTACTCACCGGTCTCGGTGGTGAGCACCGGGAGCCGCTCCTTGTGGATCCGGAGGATCTGGAGCGGGGCGCCGGCGTACCGCTCGATGGTGGCCTGGTAGCCCTGGCCGTAGTCGGTGTAGTTCGTCATGTCGATCACCCTCTCTCTCGGTTGCTTTCATGGATTAGACGTCCTGACGTCATATCTCGTTCCGTGACGTGTGTCACATGCCCGGCGGGGTCGTCATGGTGACCGGGTCGCGGAAGCGGGTACGCAAGAACGCGGCGGCCGACTGGTGGGGCGTGGGCGAGCCGCCGGAGTCGGCGACCTGGCCGCGTCTCATGTCCGGCAGGCATCCTCGGGCGGTCGGGTCGTACGGCCCCGCGATGACGGCGTGGGCTGAGGGTCAGACGCTGCACCCGAAACGGTCGCGGGGATCTCGGTGGTGGCAGCAGCTCGCGGCGAACCGGGCGCTCGAGCATGATGATCTTGGTCGCCTCGTCTGGCCGCTGGTCATCGTGAGCGGGCCGAGGCAGACGGGCAAGTCGTGGCTGGAGCGGAACGTCTGCGCGTGGCGCATGTCGCAGGCCGAGCAGATCGGCGAGGAGCAGTCGGTTCTGCATGTGGCGCACAAGCTGATCGCGGCTCAGGAGGTGTGGCGGCCGGCGGCGCGGTGGGCGGCGGGGATTGACGGGGCGTCGGTGCGGCGGGCGAACGGGGAGCAGAACATCGAGCTGCCGGACGGGTCGAGGTGGCTGGTGCAGGCGGCGAACGACGGCGCGGGCGTGGCGTTCTCGCTGTCGATGGCGCTGATCGACGAGGCGTGGCGGGTGCCCCGTCAGGTGTACGACGAGGCGATCGAGCCGACGCTGGCGGAGGCGGAGTGGCCGCAGGCGTGGCTGGTGTCGACGGCTGGCACCAGCGAGTCGGATCTGATGATGACGAACCGGGCCGCTGCGCTGGCGTGCCTGGAGGAGCCTCGGGACGCGCTGCTGATCGAGTGGAGCGCGCCGCCGGACCCGGATCTGGACATTGACGATGAGGCGATGTGGCGGCGCTGCCAGCCGCACTGGGATGAGCGGCGGCTGGAGGCGATGCGGCGGGCGCGCAGCTCGGCGGGTGAGCGGGCGTTCCGGCAGCAGTGGCTGAACCAGTGGGTGCCGGGGGTGTCGGGGCCGCTGATGGGTGAGGAGGTGTGGCGGCGGGTGTCGACGATGCGGGCTCCGCGGGGCGAGCTGTCCCTGGGGGCGGCGGTGGCTGCGGACCGGGCGTCGGCGTGCATTGCCGCTTACGGGGGCGGGGTCGCTGAGCTGATCGAGCAGCGGGACGGCGCGGGATGGGTAGCCCAGCGTCTGGCCGAGCTGGCGGCCCGCCACGACGCGGCGGGGGTCGGCGTGCCCGGGTCCGGCCCCGCCGCTGTTGTGGCCGCGGACGTCGAGCCGCTGATCGGCGATCTGCTGGTGAAGATTTCCACGGCTCAGCTCGGCACGGCGGGGGGGCAGGTGTTTGACCGGCTGACGTCTGTGCCGCCGGGTCTGCTGCTGCGCGCTGATGCGGGGCTGGCGGAGGCGGTGGCTGGTGCTGCTCGCCGTCCGGGGGGGTCGTGGTCGTGGTCGGCCGACGCCGCGGGCACGACACTGGGCGCGGTGTCGGCTGCTTTGTGGGCGGGGGAGCATGCGGGTGCTGAGCCGCCGCTGGTGTTCGTATGAGTTCGGGGAGCTGCGGACTGGCGGAGCGGGCCGAGGTCGGGCCCTGCCAGGTGGGTAAGTGCCGTGGCCGGCGGGAGCGGCGGGCAGCCCCGCGTGATGTGCGGTGATGACAGTGGTGGCGGTGTGCGTGCTGTGCGGGGTGATCGCGGGGGCGTCGATGGTGGCGGTGTGGCTGCGGGACCGGGGTGACCGGTTGTGAGCGTGTCGTGGTCATGCGGGAGCCCGGCCCCCGATCGGGGAGCCGGGCTCACGTGGCGGTCAGCCGAGGCGGAGTGCTCGCGCCTGCTCGCGCAGCTCGTCGGCCTTGTGTTCCAGTTCCATCGCCGCCTGGATGGGCCGGTTCCACGGGCACGGGGCGGCGTCAGTGGTCGGGCAGTCGAACGTGTCGCGGGTGATGTAGTCGCTGGGGCGGGTCATCATGGGGGTCTCCTCTCCTCGGTGGGGCGCCCTGGGCGGGCGCCCCGTAGCCGGCCGGGCCGGTCAGACGACGTCGGCCTCGCGGACGATGACGACACGGTCATCGTCGGGCCACCGGATGGCGACCTGGCCGTCGTCGAGGACTTCATCGACGACGACGACCTCGCCGAGCGGCAGGTAGACGCCGTGCATGCCGGCGGTGAGCGTGGTGGTCATGGTGACCACCTCCCTTCCTGGGGGGTAGGTGCCGGGCGGTCCGGCTTCCCTCGTTCACGTTCATGGATTAGACGCGCTGACGTTAGTTCTCGTTCCGTGACGTCAGTCACACAGAGGAGGTAGCGCGATGGCACGCAGGACAGTCGGCCGGTCCCGGTGGTCAGGCGAGCGGGGCCGCGTCAACGCAGGCAAGGGCCGCGCCCGGGCCGGGTTCACCACGGTCCGCCGTAACCGGGTCGCGGGCCGCCGCCGGGCGCTGGAGCAGGCCGGCCGGTGACTCATACCGGCCCGATGATCGGGCCGCGCAGCCGTACCGCGCCGCCCGGCGTCAGCCGGGGCGGGCGTTCCGTCGGCATCCGCGTCGCCTCGGCGACCGACGGCAAGGACATGCTGATCAACAGCCCCGACGGGTGGGAGGTCGACTCGCCGTGGATGTGGTGGGACGGCCCGGCAGGCGGCGACGGCACGGGAGGCCCTCTAGGTAACCCTCCCCCGGGAGCGGGCCTCCCGCTGTCGCTGCCCGCCGCGGTCACCCGCTGCACGTCGCTGATCGCCGACACCATCGGCGGGCTGCCGTGGCAGGTGTTCCGCGACGACGGCCAGGAGAAGCTGGAGGTCCCCGACTGGGTCGCCGACCCGCAGGCCCGGCGGATCGACCGGCGGATCTCCGGCGGCCCGTTCCCGGAGTGGCGCAAGACCAAGATGGAGTTCCGGTCCTCGACGATCGTGTCGCTGCTGTGGCAGGGCGAGGGGATGATCTACATCCCGGTCCGCGACAGCGACGGGACGCCGGTGCCGCCAGTGTGGCAGATCAACCCCGACGACGTCGGCATCAGCGACGACGGCCGGTGGCAGATCGGCCAGGGCGGCGACGGGTCCGACGATCAGGGCTACACGTTCGCGCCGGGTGAGCTGCTGGTGATCCGCGGGATGATGCGCGGCGCGGACATCCGCGGGCTCGGCGTGCTGCAGGCCCACTGGGCGGAGCTGGGCCTGGCCCAGTCGATGCGGGAGTTCGCGAACAACATGCTGCGGGAGGGCATCCCGAACGGCTACCTGAAGGTCAACAGCCCGCAGCTCACCCGCGACAAAGCCTACGAGCTGCAGCGGGAATGGATGCGGCAGCACGGCGGGCCCCGCAAGCGCATCGCGGTGCTGAACGCCACGACCGACTTCCACGCCCTCGGCCTGGACCCGGCCGCGCTGCAGCTCGCGCAGATGCGGGACTACTCGCTGCTGGACATCGCGCTGATGTTCGGGGTGCCGCCGTGGTTCCTGGGCATCCGCACCGACTCCAACACCTACGCGAACATCACCAGCCGGATGATCGAGCTGGCGCAGTTCACGCTGCTGCCGTGGTGCCGGCGGATCGAGGCCGCGTATGACGCCGAGTTCGCCCGGGGCACGGAGATGCGGATCAACCTGGACGGGCTGCGGCGGGCGGACACGCTGACCCGCTACCAGGCGCATCAGCTCGCGCTCGGCGACAACAGCCACCCGGGGTGGATGGATGTCGACGAGGTCCGGGAGCTGGAGAACATGCCGCCGCTGACGGCCGGGCAGCGGGAGCGCATGGGACTGACGGCGCCGGCATCGGTGCCCGCGATCCTGCCGCCGCTGCCATCCGAATCCGGTTCCGCTTCCCCGGCGGCGGCGGCAGGTCCCCCGCAACTGCGCGCGCTGGAAGGGCGCGGCAGTGAACCTGAAAGGAGGGCACAATGACCGGCGCTGACTTCGAGCTCGCGGACGTGCCCATCGAGGTACGGACAACCGATGAGCCGAAACGGCAGGCGACGCTGCTGGTGACCCGCTACGGCGAGCTGTCGATGCGGACACCGCGGCCCGAGCGGTTCGCGCCCGGCGCGTTCAGCAAGAGCGTCGCGGCCCGGGGCAACCGGATCGCGTTCACGACCCGGCACACCGGCGGCAGCGGGATCATCGAGCGGGGCGCGAACGTGGCCCGGCCGCTGCGGTGGGATACCTCCGACCCGTCGTCGCTGATCGCGGAGATCCGGTTCTTTGACGACGCGGGCGGCTGGGAGATGTTCAACAAGGCCCGGGACGGGGAGCTGAACGGCGCGTCGGTGGGGTTCAAGGCGGTCGAGGAGCGGACCGGGCCGGACGGCGCGCGGGAGATCGTCGAGGGCATCCTGCATCACGTGATGCTGGTGGACCGGACTGAGGCGACGCCGGCGTATGACCAGCCGCGGGTGCTGGAGACCCGGACCGATGACATCGACCTGGAGGCGCTGCTCGCGGTCCGCTACCCCGACGGGCTGGCCGACCAGTGGGTTTCAGCCGATGAGATCCGGCGTATGATCCACCCTGGCGGGTGAGCCCAGCACTGATCTCCCCGCGCGGCGCGTTGGCCCAGCACTGATCCCGCGCCATGCATGGCCGTCAGGCCCAGCACTGAACCGGCGGCAGGAAACCAACCTGTCCCTACTTCGCATGCCGGAGTTCAGTGCAATGGAGACCAACGTCTATCTCAAGTCCAAGCTGGAGGAGCGCGCGTCGCTCACGACTGTCGTCGAGAACCTCCAGCGGGGCGCGGCTGAGAAGGGCCGCGACCTGACCGAGGCGGAGCGGCAGACGATCGCCGACTCCGCTAAGCGGCTCAAGTTCCTGGACGCTGAGGTTGCCCAGCTCACTGAGGTGATGAAGGGCGCTCAGGACTTCCAGGAGATCTACGGCAACTATCAGCAGGTCGAGTCTCAGGTCGTGTCTGCCCGGGAGCGTGAGGCTGCCCGCCGGGCGGCGGCGGAGCAGGCCGCGCAGCGGCAGCAGGAGATCGACGAGCGGCTGTCGTGGGGTGAGCGGTTCGTCCGCTCGGAGGAGTTCAAGTCCTACGGCGGCGGCGGCGCGTCGCGCCGGTTCAACATCGAGGGCGCGTACCTGGACCGGGCGAGCTGGGAGGAGCGGGCCGACATCACGTCGTCCACGTTCGCCAGCATGGGGCTGCCCGAGCCGATGGTGTGGGGCGGGCCGACCGTCCCGGCGATGCGGACTCCGCTGTTCGACGTGATCGGCATCGTGCCGACGTCGTCGGGGTCGGTGGAGTATTACTACTGGCACCTGTCGGACCCGGACCACATGGCGCCGCTGGTGCCCGAGGGCGAGCTGAAGCCCGAGGCCCCGCTGGACGGCGAGCTGAAGGCCGTGCCGATGGAGACCTACGCCTGGCACAAGGGGATCACCCGGCAGGCGCTGGACGACATCCCGATGCTGCGGGGGCTGATCGACACCCAGCTCCGCCGGGGCATCATCCGGCGGATCAACGCCGAGGCCGGCACTGCGCTGACCACGAACACGGACATCCAGTCGGCGGGCGGCGGCGGCGACATCGTCGGGCAGATCCGGCGGGGCATCGCGCTCATCGACGACAACGGGTTCTCCGCGAACGCGGTGCTGCTGAACCCGATGGACTGGGCTGACCTGGACACCGGGATGATGCCGGTGCTGCAGCGCAACACCGCCGAGCCGCGAGGCCCGCAGGTGCAGACGGTGTTCTGGGGCATGCGCCCGGTCGCCGTGCCCGCGGTGCCGCAGGGCACTGCCTATGTCGGGGACTTCTCCGAGGGCATGACGTTCTTTGACAGGCAGCAGACCCAGGTGTTCCTGACCGACAGCCACGCGGACTTCTTCCTGCGGAACAAGCTCGTGCTGCTCGCTGAGGCGCGGGGCAAGGTCGTGGTCACGAACGCGGCGGCGATCATCCGCTGCGAGGGCAGCGCAGGAGGCGGCGACACCGGCATCGAGGGCGGCAGTGCAGGGATCGCGCCGGCCAGCGGCCAGGCGTCCGCGCCGAGGCAGCGGCGGTCTGAGTAGGTGAGACCGCGCGAGGTCATGGTGGCCCGCCCGGATCTCGATGAGGTCCGGGCGTGGCTCGACGTCGCGCCGGTCGACCTGCCCGATGATCAGCTCGCCCTCATCTACTCGGCCGAGGCGGGCCTGCAGGCCCAGTTCTGCCGGTGGGGCAGGCGCGGGCACTGGCCCGGCGCTGACGGGCCGGATGGCGTAAACGATCCGTTGACGGCCGGCGGGCAGATCCCGGCGCAGCTAGCCCAGGCGTTCCTGCGGCGCTGCGCCCGGTCTGCGGCGGCGAGGGGCCTGCCGCTCGGGACGCTTCCTGTTCCGCTGACGGGGGCGGGCGGCGAGTTCGGCGCTGCCCTGCTCCCCCGCCTCGACTCGGAGATCGAGCGCCTGGAGGCGCCCTACCGAGTGATCGCGGTGGCCTGATGGCGTGGGCGCGTTTCACCGTGACTGACCGGGAGGCACCGCGCCGGGCGGTCGCGCCGGGCATCCACCGGACGGCGGCGACGCTGGCGGCGGACGCGGCGGACCGGACCCCGGTGCTGACGGGGCGGCTGCGGGCCGGGTGGAAGGCCGAGCCCGACGGCCTCGACGGCCGGGTGTCGAACGATGTGGAGTACGCCCGGTTCGTTGAGTACGGGACGCGGCGGACCCGGCCGGCGGCGATGCTGGGCCGGGCGCTGGCATGGGCGAGGAGCCAGGTGTGAGCCGGCCGCCGGGTTTCGTGGAGCTGCCGGAGGGCGTGGACCCGGCGCTGGAGTACGACCGGCCTGACATCGAGCTGCGCGTGCTGCGGGCGGTCAAGCCGCTCGGCGGCATCATCACGTGGGTTTACACAGCCGGGCAGGGCGACCCGCCGGCATGGGTGAGCACCGCGAACATCCAGGTGGACGTCCGGGCGAACAACCGCTCGAACGCGGCGCAGCGGGCCGATGCGGTCCGCCGTGCTGTCTGTGCCCTGCCGTGGGCTGACTGGCCCGACGGGGTGATCAACCGGGTCGACGTGATCGACGGGCCGTTCTGGCAGCCCGATCCGAGCACCAACGCGCCCCGGTACGTTGTCCGGTTCGCGATCGTCTACCACCCGCGGGCGCAGGCTCCGGCCGAGCCCGGGTGGCCGTGACGCGGCCGGCTTAGCACAACAGGGGGAAGCGCATGACCACGCCAGCGAACACGCTCAACCCGGCCGAGGTGATGGTCGGTACTGCCAACGGCCCGGGCATCTGGATTGCCAACGCGGGGACCGCGGGCCCGGCGACGGTGTCGGCTGAGTGGCCGACCGGGTGGAGCATCCTGGGCTACCTGTCTGATGACGGGCCCACCGTCGGGCAGAGCACCGACACGGAGGACATCACCCCGTGGCAGTCCATCGTCCCGATCCGCACGATCATGACGGGCCGTCAGGTCACGGTCCAGTTCACCCTCTGGCAGATCAACGCACGGACAATGTCGCTGTACTTCGGCAGCCCCGTGCCCGAGGAGACCGACGGCACGTTCGACATGCAGGTACGCACCGACGCCCCGCAGCGGCTCTACGCGATCGGCATCGACTCCGCCGACGCTGACCGGGTCCTGCGGATCGTGTTCCCCCGCTGCTCGCTGTCCGACGCCGGTGACATGCAGATCCAGCGCGGCGCCGCGATCCCGCTCGACGTCACCCTGTCGGCCCTGGACTACGGCGGTGTCCTGGCTGACGTCAAGGTCGGCCGCAACCCGGCGTTCGCTCCGGCGGACCTCGGCCTGCTGACCACCGGCACCAACGGCCACGGTCCCAACCCGGGCAACGGCGGCGTCCAGGCAGTCGGCGGCGGCGTCAACCCGGCAGCCAGCCAGCAGGCACGGCGCAGCGCGCCGCGTAGCCCGGACGGGTCGTGAACACCCGGGCCAACGGGAACGGATCGGGAGGTACCCCACGCCTCGCCAGCGAGCCGTGGTCACTCGACGACGCAATCGCCGCCGCGGTCGCGGAGTCGGAGGATGCCCCTTTCACGTTCACGTACGCAGGCAAGACTTACGAGCTGCCGCCGATCAAGCGGCTGCCGATCAAGGTGCAGGACTCGCTGGCGCAGGGCCGCACCGACGTGGCCCTGATCGCGATGCTCGGCGAGGAGGAGTACGACGAGCTGACCGAGCACATGACGATCGGCGACCTTGAGGTGCTGTTCAACCAGTGGGCCAAGGTCAACGGCGTTGAGAGCCAGGGAAACTCCTCGCGGTCGCAGCGGCGCGCTTCCAGCCGGACGTAGAGGCGGCGATGCTCGCCGCCTACGGGGTCGACGTCCTCGACCCGGGGGTGTCGCTGCGGCGGCTTCACGTGCTGCTGGAGCGGCTGCCGCCGCATGCCCGGCGGGGCGGGGAGCAGTGGTCGACGGAGTCGGAGCTGCTGGCGGGGCTGATCGACCATGTCGCGCAGCTCACGTGGGTGACGCTGCGGGCCAACGGCGCCAAGAGCGCTCGGAGGCCGCAGCCGGTGCCCCGGCCGGGTGACCGGAAGCGCAGGCCGCCGCGGGCCGCGCAGGGCGACACCCTGGCCAGCCAGGGCCCGGCGAAGTCGGGTAACTGGTTCGCCGCCGCGAGGCAGCTCGCCGCGATCCCCGGGGTGGTGATGAGCGAGGATGCCTAGCTACTCCTACGGGTCGCTGGTTGTCGGCGTCTCC